CCTGGCTTGGGTATCGCCACCAGCTATAGGAATTTGACTACGCGGTGCGGTTAATCAGACCGCGACTCTGTTACCCCTCCCGAAGATATCTGTCAGCGAATCATCCGGTTATTCATACGCCACCGGCGGCTACTTCGTGGGCGTCCTGCCTGTTCGCTGTCGATGTGATTAATGTAGGGTAACTTACATTGAGAGGTCAAGTGAAAATGTTGGATAACTTACATTGAGGGGTGAAAAAAAACCGGGGAACCCGGTTTCTTATAAATCCATTATTACCTGTTTTACTAACCCTACCAATCGGCAGTTGCCATTGACCTCTAACATCCTGTAATTAGGATTGAGAGGTACCAGGTATTTCAGCGGACCATCGATGACGAACTTTTTAATGGTTGCCTCATCGCTACCAATGAGCTGAGCAATGACAATTTTGCCATTAGCTTGGTTAGCATCTCCAAAATCAGGTTCAACGACGACAATTGACCCCTCCGGAATGCTTGGGGCGCCGGTTGGGTTGGTCATCGAATCACCACGAACAATTAGAGCGAATGCTTTCTCAGAGACGGCTGCTGAGGTGTAGACCCAGTCCCGAATATCACGTTCTGTAATTGCACCGCTATTAGCCGTCCATTCACCGGCCTGAACCCATGTAAGCACTGGGACTGACCTAATTCCGAATCTTTGTTCTGGGTTTATGGTTGGAGGTTGCTGGCTCTCATCATCCTTGCCTTCCAATAGCCACTGCGGTGTCTTTTCTAATGCAGCCGAAAGCGCCTGGAGGTTTTCACCGCCGGGTTTGTAGTCACCTGACTCCCAGCCGGTGATGGTGACGCGATTAACCCCGACGAGCTTTGCCAGAACGGCTTGCGTCATCTTTAGCTCTTTGCGTCTGCTTCGGATTCGATCATTCATTTTCATGTAGGCAATCCTACCACTTTCTGATGTAGGAGTGCTTGACCATAATATGTAAGATATCCTACCATAATCACACTGCATTACCTAACTCCAGAGGGAAAAATGAAAAAAAGTGACGTTATTTCTTACTTCGGGGGCGTCGGGAAAACCGCTAAGGCGCTGAATATCTCTCACGCTTCCGTATCAGGTTGGGATGAGGTTATCCCAAAAGGGCGGGCGTTTGAGATACAGGCGCTTACGAAAGGTGATTTGAAAGTTGACCAATCACTTTATGAGAAGCGTAGCCACTCGGTCGCATGATTAAAACCACAGAAGTAAGGGGTAAGCCGTGGGTAATGAGCCAATTTGGAAAGTAGAGCGTCAACCAGCCTGGCTGGTGGCCGCGATCAAGAAAACGATTACTGAACTGCCAGGAGGTTATGCCGAGGCAGCTGAATGGCTGGGTGTAACTGAAAACGCCTTATTCAACCGCCTGCGCGTCGATGGTGATCAGATCTTCCCGCTTGGATGGGCGATGGTGCTGCAGCGTGCTGGGGGTACAAGTCATATCGCTGACGCGGTAGCGCGCCAATCCGGTGGGGTTTTTGTTCCGCTGGCGGATATTGAAGAAGTGGATAACGCGGATATCAATCAGCGCCTGCTTGAGGTTATCGAACAGATAACAGCCTATTCGCAACAGATTCGCGCAGCGATCGAAGATGGTGTGATTGAGCCGCATGAACGGGCGGCGATCGATGGGGAGCTCTATAGCTCTATTCAAAAACTTCAGGAGCATTCGGCTCTTGTTTATCGCATTTTCTGCCAGCCAGAAAATAATGACGCCCGCGAGTGTGCAGCTCCGGGCGTCGTGGCGAATAAATCAATGTGTATGGAGAAATCCGCATGAGCAATTTAACCGCAAATAATCAGCGTTCGCAACTTCGCGCATTGCCAGTTCGCGGTGGTAAAGGCGTTATTGCGTATTGCTATGCCGTAAGAATACCGGGCGGATGGGCCCAGGTTAACCACAGCTTTACCGAATGGGCTGTGGGGGACTTTATTGCAAAGGGAGGGAAGCAGAATGGCGCAGCAGGTAAATAACCACCCGACTTCATCTTTAGTTCATGCCTCTCCTTACATCGCTGGCGCCGCTACCATGAGCAGCCGTGAGATATCTTCTCTTACTGGTAAGCAGCATAAGCATGTGGTGCGTGACATCGAAGCGATGATGCAACAGTTGGGAGAGTCACTGGAGGGGTATGCCCATTATTGGACACACCCCCAAAACCACCAGCAATACCGGGAATACCGTCTCGACCGTGAGCATACTGAATGTTTAATCGCGGGGTACAGCGCGCCGCTACGCATGAAGATTATCCGTCGTTTGCGTGAGCTTGAGGAAAGCGCCAACGCTATACCGCAAACATTGCCAGAGGCACTTCGCCTGGCGGCCGACATGGCTGAAAGAAATGCGAAGCTCTCACTTAAGGTCCAGCAGGACGCGCCCAAGGTGGCGTTTGTGAATCAGTATGTCGAAGCCGGCGGTGCCAAAAGTCTGCGTGAAACCGCAAAAATCCTGAACATGCCGGAAAAGGCCATGATCGACACCCTTCTGCGTGACAAGGTGCTGTTCCGTCAGTCCGGCAACTTGCTACCTCATGCCCTGCGTCAGCGCGAAGGCCTGTTTACCGTCAAAACGGGTACATCTGATTATGGCCATGCCTACACCCAAACCCGAGTAACTCCCCGTGGCGTCCAGTGGATAGCACAGCGTTACGCCTCTGAACTGATGGGAGGTTGATTTGGAAGAGAATATTCAACCAATGGACCGCCTTTATCGCGATCAGCACGGCATTGTTGTGCATGTTACTGGCTATGACGCTGGCCGCCAGCGTGTGATTTACCGCCGCCCGGGATATGAGTGGGAGTGTGTGGCTCCGATGATCATCTTCCGCGCCAGATTCAAGAGGATTGATAAGTGAGCGTCAAATTATCCGCATATGTCTGGGATGGTTGCGCCGCTGCAGGCATCAAAGGCAATAAATTACTGATCATGCTTCGCCTGGCTGATTATGCCAGTGATGAGGGCATCGCATACCCAAGCGTTGCGACTATTGCGCGCCAGCTCGGTGCCGGGCGCAGTACCGTTATTACTTTGATCGGCGAGCTGGTTAAAGATGGCTGGCTGACCAAAAAAGAACGTCGCCTGGGCCAGCGCAGCACCAGCAACCTTTACACCCTGAACGTTACCAAGCTTCGTCAGGCTGCAAATGAACATTATGAGGGTCCAAAATCTGGACGTTCAGAATCTGAACCTTCGGAATCTGGACGTCCAGAATCTGAACGTCCGAAAGAGCCAAAAAATCAGGGTTCTCAGGGTCCAGAAACTGGACACGATCCGTCAGTAAATTCAAATACAGATCCATCAGTAGGATCTAAACCTTCTTGTCCGGTTCCTGCGGAGCCCGACCCGGAAGTAGTTATCACCGATTTTGCTAAGCAGGCCCTTTCTCACCTGAACCTCACAACCGGCTCACGTTTTCAGGTATGCAAAACCTCTCTGGAACACATCCGTGGCAGGCTGCGGGAAGGATTTACACCTGAAGAACTGGCGCTGGTGGTTGATTACAGCGCTGAGAAGTGGGGGAAAGATTTAAAAATGGCTGAATATCTGCGGCCTACCACGTTATTTCTGCAGTCAAAATTCCCCGGCTATCTCCAGTCTGCAACCAAGTGGAATGCCGCCGGTCGCCCGAAATGCGTTGATGGAAAATGGACCAAAGCCGGAGGCGAAGACCAGGCGTTCAAGTCCAACTATTCCAGCGTTGAATACAGCACACCGAAGGGGTTCCGCTCGTGACAAAAAACCAATATTGCCAGGCCTTAGACGCATTGCGTAACCAGAAGGCCCATTATTTGAAAGAAGTTGGCGATCAATGGCGGACGCCGGATCTGTTGTTCTGGGGGGTTAACGCTATGTTTGGTCCGCTGGTCCTGGATTTGTTTGCCGACGATAGCAACGCCAAATGCCCGGCATGGTACACCGCTGAAGTTAACGCATTAACGCAGGACTGGTCTGATCGGCTGGCTGAGCTCGGTGGCGCAGCCTTTGGCAACCCACCGTATAGCCGTTCTCAGTATCATGAAAAGCAGGCGATTACGGGCATGACGCACATCATGAGTTATGCGTCTCAGCAGCGCGAAAACGGCGGTCGCTACGTTTTCCTGTTGAAGTCAGCAACGAGTGAGACATGGTGGCCTGAAGATGCCGATCACGTCTGTTTTATCCGTGGCCGCATTGGCTTCGATCTGCCGACCTGGTTTGTGCCGGCGGATGATAAACAGAAACCCACCAGCGCCTTCTTTGCTGGCGCGATAGTGATATTCGATAAGTCCTGGCGCGGTGAGCGTTTTAGCTATATCGATCGTGTCGATCTGGAAGCGAAAGGGCGCGCAAGTATGGCGCTGGCACAGTTCGCAGTCGGTAAGCAGGCTCAGCCAGTAGAAACGAAAACAATCCCGAAAACCGCGGTTGAAACCGAGATACCGCTGCAGCAGCTGGCAATCCTCGATCAGAGTGGTATTCAGGCATGGGCCTGTGTAGTAGCAGCCTTTGGCGATAAGCCAGAGTATACCTTTGCCGAATCTAAGTTCGGGCATACATGGGCGGCGGATTCCGTAGATAAACCAGAGATTACTCCGGTGCGTCCTGATGTAATTGCAAAGGCTCAATCTTTAATTGCCTATAAAAATTCGCTAGAGGCGCTGGTGGGATGGCTGAACGATGAAGAATTCGAATCTGATGCTGCCCGGTCCGAAACTATCGAGCGCATGAGTTCTGTCTTTAGTGAGTTTGCGGATGAATGCAAGGTCACGGACTTTATTGTCATTGTAGCTAATCTGGAAAAGTCGAATTGGTTCAATAGCCGAGTGATCCGCAACCATGTTCGTAAAAATATCACTCCAGTCGTTGAGAATCAGGTAGAAGCACGGATCTGGCCTTTGGAAGTTAATCTCGTTTTTGAACAGGTGGATGGTGCTTCAGAACTGGGTGAGCCTCAGCAAAATAAGGTAAAGGCCCAGATCAATCAGCTCTGGCTGGAGCGTATGGCAAAGGATGAAATTATTGCATTGGCAGCCGGTATGGTGAGTGAGCTATCAGGAGTAGCGGCATGAGAGCGCTGCTAACTCCTGAAGTGGTGCCACGCTTAGGCGTGGTACTGTTTAAGCCAGGTAAAGAACTGATGAGGCTTTTCCGCAACGGGAGAGTGCTAATCGAGTCTGAGCCAAAAAGTATGGCGGGGCTGGAGGCTGGTGCCGTTCCTGACGCGCGCCAGCCACTGGCTGAGGATAAGGAACTGGAGGGCTTTTTTACCAGTGAAAAGGTAATTAATGCGGCGGGCGGCCTGCCTGCCCTTGAATACTGGCTGGAACGCAATAAACGCGAATGTCAGTTTCGCCATTCTGATTATCACCACAATGAACTGGTGACCATGCGTCATCCTCCGGGAGCGATTCAACTCTGTTGGTATTGCGACACGCGCCTGCGGGAACAAACAACGAAAACCCTCAGCGATCTGGCTCGCCGTAATGTTGTCGACTGGATCATTGATACAGCGATTTTGGATCTGCAATTGGGCCTCGAAAGAGAGTTATCCCTCGCAGAGCTGTGCTGGTGGGCAGTATATGCTGGCGTCGCCGATGAGATAACCGAGACGATGGCCCAGCGCGGTCTTCGCTTACCAGAAGATAAATTCCAGTCCGTATATAAAGAAAGCGACATCCGGCCTTCAGTAGCTGCCACCAGCATTTTGCGGGAAAAGTTACCGACAGGCGCGCCAAAGATATGCGGTCAAAGTCAAAACGCCTTGGCGCTGCCAGAGCAGCCAAAGGTTCTGGCGCTGTCCGTCGATCCTGAGTCGCCTGAATCCTTCATGCTGAAACCTAAGCGCCGGCGTTGGGTTAACCAGACTTACACCGACTGGGTGAAACGGCAGCCATGCGAGTGCTGTCGCCGCCCCGCAGATGATCCGCATCATGTAATCGGGCATGGCATGGGCGGTACCGCAACCAAAGCCCACGATCTCTTCGTGTTTCCTCTGTGCAGAGAGTGTCACGACGAGCTACATGCCGACGTAAATGCGTTTGAAGAGAAAAACGGCTCACAGCTGCAGCTGTTGTTCCGTTTCCTTGATAGAGCCATAGCGATCGGCGTGATTGTAAAAGCATAATTGTATGGTGATTAGAATGCGTGATATGTACGAATTATTAGACCGTTGGGGGGCTTGGGCTGCTGCGGAAAGTAGCGGTGTTGATTGGCAACCAATTGCAGCTGGATTTAAGGGGCTATTACCTCATGGGAAAAAAACGCGTATACAGTGCGATGATGATCAAGGGATCATGATAGATGGTTGTGTAGCTCAGTTACGGAAGTATAAACCAGAAGAGTATGAATTAATTATTGCTCATTTCGTAATTGGAATATCTTTACGAAAGGTAGCAAAAAAGCGTAAATGCTCCGATGGGACTATCAGAAAGCAGCTACAAACTGCAATGGGATTTATTGATGGAATGCTAATGGTACTCTCGTAGTTGAAAAAAAGAGGGCGTAGCCCTCTTAGTTTGCTAATAAGATATTGTCCGTAGTAATAATAGGAGCGGTTTGCATAAATTCAAAAGAAGGTTGTCTTGAATTTATTGATGCAATTAGTAATTCCCTACCTATTCTGGCTTTGTTTATTGCATAGCTCAACTCAACAATATTAATTCCTGACTTTTCATATAATTCATGCACCAAAGGATGGTCATCATAAGATAATAACCAGTGTGCTTTACTTCTTTTTAATTTCGATGAAAATCTACGATGATCATCCTCAGAAAAACAGAAGTTGCTATATATATTACGCCCTTCTTTTACATATGGCGGATCTGCATATATGAGACTGTCCGAAGATAAATTGTTAATGGAATTGCAGGCATCATGCTGATTTACAATGATTTTACTAGAGAGCAGTGCTATTTTTTCCACTCGCTTTATTAGTGTGTCCCGGGTAAACCGACAATCAAGTTTATAATCTGAATTGGCTTGTTTCTGACCACCAATAGGGCCTGCATGCAGCATTCCTGAACGGTTTGTTCTATTTAGGAAAAAGGTCGCAAATCCTTTTTCTAAAGTAGTATGTTTTGAATTTTCATCAGAATTATAGACTTCTCTCCAATGCTTCCAGGCGTCAATGGTAACAGGTTCATTTTCAATCATTTTTATTAGTGCATCAGTATTCCTCGTTAGCGACAACCAGAAACTGTATACACCAGGATTCAAATCATTGAGGACTAGTTTGTCAACTAGCCCTGCATATAATAGAGGAAGTGTGCCACCTGCGCCTCCGCAAAAAGGCTCAATAAGTGTACAACCTTGCAAACCATTTGTTACGACAAATAGAGCAATAAAATTAGACAGCTTAGCTTTACCACCGGGATAACGGAAAGGTGATACGTCTGAAGGCATTGCAGGCAAACCAAGCGCTTTCATAACAGATTGTTTTTTAAGTTTTTTTATATCTTCTAGTTCATAAGTCCGCATTTGCTTACATCCCCGGTGACTTTACAAAAGCATTATACCTAATCATTGCTTCGATGGCCACATTGTATTTTGTGGATAAAATAATCAACTAGGATCTGCAGTTTTGCTTGTATGTGATTGATTTCTTGGTCTGTGAGAATGTGTGACTCGTGATGAGTTGTTAAATTAGCTATAATCCTTCCCGACTCTTTGTAGCTAATAAGTGTCTGTTTTATGAGTTTGATATCTTGGCTATTCTCATCGGGAAATAATTTTGTAAGGTTATTACTAAAGAAATCTAGTAAGCTATCTAAATCAAGATATTTGAATGTGCTTTTCTTTTTATATTCCTCATGAATAGCGGATTCTTTTATCAAATGTGACAATATAATTTGGATCAATGTTCTGCTGAGTAACATTGCACTATGTTTAAATCTAATAGAGTGTAACCTTTTTGCTTCCTCAATTAAATCATCGATTTTTTTATGGTAATTTGTAAATATGGTCTTTTTATCCAGGAGGTAAACATTCTTTTTACTTTTCCTTACTGTAGTTTTAACCGGCGGCATTTCATCAGGTTTATTAACTACATCAGCTGATGCTGATTCGAGTAAATCCTCTTCTGGCTCATCATCATCGTTATCAGCGAGATCAAGTTTAATGTCCTCCTCAGAAAAATCAGTTTCATCTTCTTCTGGCGGTGAGAATTTTTCAGCTATTGTTATTAGCTTGTTAATATAATTATTGATTTTTTCATCATTCTCTTGACGAGTTGTGAGTTCTTTTGTGAAATGCGCATCCCTTGCCATTTGAGCCAATATGTAATTAAAGGCGGTTGAGGATATTTTTTTTGTAATTAATTCTCCAAAAGAGTTTAGGGTTATGATTCCAATTTTGTCTCTAAACTCAGAACGTTGAATTAATCTAAGGATAGCCTCTACTTTAGCATTATCAATGTCAGAGAGTATTAACTCCTTTTCTTCAGAAGTAAGAGTTTCAAGTTCGAGTATTTTGTCAGTTATCCTAGAGAAAAGTATAACACTTTTAACTCTCGAGCTGGATACGATGTTATTAATCGATGCTCGTACTTCATTAATTGTTTTAAATTCATTCAGGAGGTCAATATAATAAGCACCTTGAGTATAAACACTCCATCTTTTGATTGATTCTTTGGTGTGTTTTGACGCTATGTATGCACGTGCCGCAGCTCGATTTTCTAGTTCGACAATATTAATTTTCTTAATAGTATCGATTGCAATACTATAATTTTTGTGATTCTTGATTCTGGATATTAAGTATGAGTGTTTAGTTCCTTTAAGAATGTCAGGTTTTTTTAATATTTTACATGCAGTTAACCTTCTATTACCTTCAACAATAACTCTTTTGTTACTTCCGTTCTCACATGGAATTGAAAATAGCACCTCGTCAGGGTGATATCCATTAGTTAAAATAGATGCAACTAAGTCTTTGATTGAATAATTAGAAAGCATAACATTTATTATATCCTTTTCGTTTTTGAGTTTTCCTTGTTTTCTATAACCAATAAGGCGTGGATTATTTGTATCTAGTAATAATGATGATATTGCCTTTGACGTAAGATTAATTTTACCAAACATTATAATCCCTCAATCTTTTTATGCATCTTGTCAATCAGAAAGAGAGGATTTTACAGGAGTTCTAACGCGTACGCAAAAAAGGGGATAAGCTGTTAAGGGTAGTCACTTCGGCACTCAACTTACACTTCGCCAAACGGATTTGCCGTTTCGTATGTATACCTCCGAAATTATAAACAAAAAAGATTACTTTTAACTTGATGTTATAAACAAAAATGTTTATAGTTATCTCAAGTTAAACAGACAGGAGGAGGAAGTGAAGCAAAGCGAGTTGAGGCGTTGGCTTGCAGCTCAAGGGGCAGAGTTTAAAGATGGTACTAACCACCTGAAAATCTACCTCAACGGCAAGCAAACGGTAATGCCGAGACATCCGGGGAAGGAAATACCGGAACCGCTGAGGAAGGCAATTCTGAAGCAACTTGGCATCAAATAAAATCCAGCCCTTCGGGGCTGGTACTCGCGGAGATTCACTTAATCGATATGCGATACCCGGTAATTTTTGAACATGATGAAACCGGCTGGGCGGTATTCTTTCCGGATATCCCAGAGGCAATGACGGGCGGAGAAACCAGGGAGGAAGCGTTAGAAATGGCGCAAGATGCCCTGGTAACGGCGTTTGATTTCTACTTCGACGATCGCCGGGAGATTCCCGCGCCATCAGCTGACGGTGAGGCATTTGTTGAGGTTCCGTCCAGCGTAGCGGCGAAGGTATTGTTGCTAAATCGTCTGGTAAGCACCAACACCAGCAATGCTGAACTTGCCCGCATGATTAATACGCGTCCGCAGGAAGTACAGCGCATCGTATCGCTTGGTCACAGCACCAAAATTGATACGATACAAAAAGCGCTGGCAGCGCTGGGACAGCATATGGAAATTGTCGTTCGTTAATCACCATCTCCCCTAACCAAAAGGTCGCCGCGTTGGCGGCCTTTTTTATTGCCTTCGATATTCATTCATTTTTACACGTATAGCACCTCAACAGGAGGTGTCGGATGAACAGAACCATGCCTGACAAAATTGCCTCTGCAGTAGGGTATTGCACTTCGGGCGGCCTCATCTGCTGGGGCGGCATTGCCAGATGGGTACATGAGCTCGACTGGAATTTGATTGCGGTCGTCGGCGGCTTCGTGATCGGCTTACTGACTTTCTTCGTGAACTTTTATTTTAAGCGGCGCCAAACCAGAGCATATGAAAAGGCTCTGGCACGAGGCTATGTAACGCCACCACCACAGGATCACTGATATGGCCAACCTGAAAACGAAACTCAGCGCAGCCATGCTGGGATTAATAGCGGCTGGTGCATCCGCCCCAACCCTGATGGATCAGTTCCTGGATGAGAAAGAAGGTAACAGCCTTACCGCGTATCGCGATGGTAGCCAGGGTATCTGGACTATTTGCCGAGGTGCCACGCGTATTGATGGTAAACCTGTCACGCAGGGAATGAAGTTGACCCAGGCCAAATGCGATGAGGTGAATGCTATCGAACGTGATAAGGCGCTGGCGTGGGTTGATCGGAATATCCGCGTACCGTTGACGCCTCCGCAGAAAGTCGGCATTGCTTCATTCTGTCCGTACAACATCGGCCCCGGTAAATGCTTCCCGTCTACGTTCTACCAGCGCATCAACGCCGGCGACCGTAAAGGCGCATGTGAAGCGATTCGCTGGTGGATTAAGGACGGTGGGAAGGATTGCCGCATACGCTCTAATAACTGCTATGGGCAGGTAACTCGCCGGGATCAGGAAAGTGCGCTGACGTGCTGGGGGATTGACCAGTGAATGCAACTTACTTAAAGCCAGCTATCGCCGCGGTGATTATTGCTGGTGCCTTTGTTGCTGGTGTAGCCTGGAGCGATCGGGCATGGGAAAAGCGGTGGGCTGAACGTGATAGCGCCGAATCGGCTCAGGAAGTTAACGCGCAAACCGCCGCCCGGATGATTGAACATGGGCGCTTGATCGCCCGCGATGAGGCCGTACAAGATGCTCAAGCCCAAACCGCTGCAGCGCGCGCTGCTGCCGCTAATCTCTCTGGCACTGTTAACCAGCTGCGCCAGCAGGCAAAACACTTTGCCACCCGCCTGGACGCCGCAAAGCACACCGCGAGTCTCGCCGCTACCGTCAGAAGCAAAACAACCGGCGCCACCGCCGGAATGCTCGCCGACATGCTTGGAGACCTTGCAGAAGAGGCTCGACGATATGCTGCAATCGCTGACGAACGCTACACAGCAGGGATGACCTGCGAGCGGATTTACGAATCGGTGAGAACGTCTGTCCCCGATAAGGGTTAAACAGTGAATCAGCCTCGAGTTATCGGGGCTTTGTTATTTGTGAAGGTACACGATGCAAAATATCAAGATTGAATACGTTAATGGCGCGCTGGTGGCGCTGGAGCGTGACGGTGTGTCTTACGCGCATCTGCCTGTCTCTGCTATCCATTTTGACCATACCGCTAAGATTTTCCCGCACCTCAAGATTGAGATTGAAGCTGGTGGTGCACCATTCGTACCGGCAGCACCAGCGCAACCACAACCGGCAGAGCCAGAACAGCCACCAGCTGCTGTAGAAGAAGTGCAGCCTGCAAAAGAAGGTGAGCTCTTGCCGCCGGGTGATACTTCGCCACGACCGGCGCGCCGTCCCCGTCATCGCAACCGTAACCGCAACCGGAGCCAGTAATGTTTAATCGTAATGATCTGACCCTTTCGCTTTTCTATGCTTCCAGCACGAATGACGAAGGCGAAAAAGTCGCGACATTGACCGTTCAGGTGAACAATTCCGACATGGTGGCCATGCAGAGCAACAAGCTGCAGTGCATCACTGATAAGGCTGGTAAGAAGGCTTATTCCGTCGGCGAGCAGATGGTCTCCAATGGCTCTGATCCGCTGCTGGTTGCTCTGGAGAGCTACTGGCGCCAAAACACTGAGGCGGTCGTGACCGGGTTACTGGTCGATGTTGGCGACTTCATTGCTGGCCATATCAGCCAGTCCTCAACATTCCTCGGCTTCAATGGGCTGAAGGTCTTCGAGAATGAACCCCTCGCGGCGCGCATCCCCGAGGATGTGCTGCAGGCCGACGGTGGCGCGTCCGAAGGCTGAACATTCACAGAGGTCGTTCAGTGAGCGGCCTCGATGATTGGTCAGCTATTGCAAATGACAATCATTATTGCATGGGTCCTCCCGGCGGGGTGGCCTTCCACGGGGCGGCGCGCTCGCGGGAATCGGCTAGTTTTCTGGATCCATGGTCATCATCATCATTTGCGCAGGTTTTTGATTTTATTGATGCCTGTTTTGCAATGATGTCGAAATGGTTAAAAAGTGTTCACCATCATGGATCAGGAAATCGCTTCTCTGAAGCTGAATATTAATCAGCTGGCGGGCATCACCAATGTCCACCGCCAGACGGTGGCCGCCAGGCTGAAAAATGTCGAACCAGCACCAGGCAGCAACAGCAAACTAAAACTGTTTTTAGTGACCGACGTTCTGGCGGAATTAATGATCCCCACGGTTGCAACCAGTCTGGAGGATATGCCACCGGCGGACAGGCTGGCGCACTGGAAGGCGGAGAACGAGCGGATCAAGTTTGAGCAAGATACGGGGCAGCTTATCCCGGCAGATGAAGTGGCCAGAGAGTTTTCAGTCATGGCTAAAGCCGTTGTGATGGTGCTCGAAACGCTTCCCGATGTACTCGAGCGAGATTGCGCGCTTTCCCCTGCAGCGGTTGCCCGGGTGCAGAGTGTGATTGACGATTTGCGCGACCAGATGGCCCAAAAGGTCATGGAAGCCGAAGCAGAGGAGGATGAGCCAGAGGAGGACTGATGGCAAAGCGGGCATCCGCCAGGGGAATCCGACGGGATGTCTCCGGAATTTTACGCGCGCCACGCCGCATGCTGGTTGCCGACGCGGTAGCCGAGTATATGCGTGTGCCGATGGGCGCCGGTAACTCGGTCCCATGGGATCCTAATCTGGCCCCATATGTGATAGAGCCGATGAACTGTCTGGCTTCGCGTGAGTACGATGCTGTGGTATTCGTTGGTCCCGCGCGAACGGGTAAGACGATTGGCCTGATTGACGGATGGATCGTATACAGCATTGTTTGTGATCCGGCGGATATGCTGGTTATTCAGGTATCAGAAGAAAAAGCGCGTGAACACTCGAAAAAACGTCTTGACCGGACATTCAGATGTAGCCCTGAAGTAAAAACCAGATTGAGTCCGCGTCGTAACGATAACAACGTTCACGATCGTACTTTCCGCGCTGGTAACTATCTGAAACTTGGCTGGCCCTCAGTCAATATTATGTCCTCGTCGGACTATAAATTTGTTGCGCTAACAGACTACGACCGCTTCCCGGAAGACATCGACGGGGAGGGGGACGGATTCTCGCTTGCCTCCAAACGTACTACTACGTTTATGTCTTCGGGTATGACCCTGGTCGAAAGCTCACCGGGCCGCGACATTCTCGATACGAAATGGCGGCAGAGTTCACCCCATGAAGCACCTCCCACGACGGGCGTGTTGTCGCTGTATAACCGCGGCGACCGCCGGCGGCTTTACTGGCCTTGCCCGCATTGTGGGGAATATTTTCAGCCTGAAGTTGCCAACATGACGGGCTACCGTGACACGACAGACCTGGTCACAGCCAGCGAAGCGGCCTATCTGCAATGCCCGGCCTGCAAAGGAAAAGTGCTTCCTGCGATGAAGCGCGAGCTGAACATGAAAAGCGTCTGGTTACGTGACGGGCAGTCAATTGATCGGGAAGGAAACATTACAGGGGAGGGCCGGCGGTCACGCATTGCTTCTTTCTGGATGGAAGGGCCAGCAGCTGCTTACCAGACCTGGTCACAGCTAATTTATAAATATCTGGCGGCTGAGCAGGAATACGAAAAAACCCAAAGCGAAGAGACACTAAAAACGGTCGTTAACACTGACTTTGGTCGCCCTTATCTTCCGCGCGCCAGTACCGAACAGCGTAAAAGCGAATTGCTCGAACAGCGGGCCGAGGATGTCCCGAAACGTTGTGTGCCTGATGGTGTTTGTTTCCTGGTGGCGACTGTCGACGTGCAGGGGGGACGTAATCGCCGCTTTGTCGTTCAGGTTACTGGCTACGGAAGCATGGGCGAACGGTGGCTGGTGGACCGTTACAACATTCGCCAGTCACTCCGGTGCGACGCGAACGGTGAAAGCCTGCCTATCGACCCAGCCAGTTACCCGGAGGACTGGGATCTGCTGCTGACTGATGTCTTTTACAAGACGTGGCGAATGGCATCCGATCCCCGCCGGTGTATGCGCCTGATGGCAATGGCAGTCGATTCCGGCGGTGAAGATGGTGTCACCGATAATGCCTATCGATTCTGGCGTAAATGCCGTCGGGAGGGAATTGGCCGGAATGTTTACCTGTTTAAAGGTGACGGTCATCGACGCGAAAAGCTGATCACCCAATCCCTGCCAGATAACACAGGCCGTTCAGCGCGCCGGGCGAAAGCCGCCGGGGATGTTCCTCTTTATCTGCTGCAAACCAATGACCTCAAAGACCGGGTAAACAACGCCTTATGGCGCGATACCCCCGGACCGAACTACATCCATTTCCCGAAGTGGCTGGGAAGCTGGTTTTACGACGAACTGACTTATGAGGAGCGTGATTCTGATGGCAAATGGAGTAAGCCAGGGCGCGGCGCCAACGAAGCTTTTGACCTGCTGGTTTACGCTGATGCGCTGGTTATCCTTCGCGGATACGAAAAAATTAAATGGCCTGATGCGCCTGAATGGGCGAGGAGGGAAACGTGGATGGAGAACGTGCCGCAGGAAACTGGCGAAGAAGCACCCCCGGCGCCAGCGCCTGTCCAGACCAAAAAGCGCAAACGCAAAAAAACCGTAACAGATGACGCTAACCCATGGGCCACCTCAGGAGGCTGGTTGTGAATAAAAGTGATATTGAGGCCATGATCCAGCGCTATGCCGAAGCGGAAATGGCGGTACTGGATGGCAAATCCATTAAATTTAACGGTCAGGAAATGACCATGGAAAACCTGTCGGAAATCCGCAAAGGACGACAGGAATGGGAGCGGCGCCTTTCTTCCCTGAATAATAAGCGCCGGGGACGGCCTGGCTACAAACTGGCGAGGTTGTAATGTCTCTACTTGATGATGCGATTGGTGTCATTTCCCCTGGCTGGAAGGCCGCAAGGCTACGCTCACGCGCCATGATACAGGCATATGAGGCCGTTAAGCCCACGCGCACCCACAAAGCCCGCCGGGAAAATCGTTCGGCTGATCAACTCAGCCAGATGGGGGCTGCCTCGCTGCGGGAGCAGGCGCGGTGGCTGGATAATAACCACGATTTAGTGATTGGCATTTTCGATAAGCTTGAAGAGCGGGTGGTTGGTAAAAGCGGGATTATTGTGGAGCCGCATCCGAAGCTCAAGAACGGCAAGATCGCTAAAAAGCTGGCGGCGGATATCCGTCAGAAATGGGGTGAATGGTCTATTCGACCAGAAGTGACCCATCAGTTTACCCGCCCCATGCTGGAGCGCCTGATGTTACGCAGCTGGTTGCGCGACGGGGAGGTTTTTGCACAGATAGTCAGCGGCACAGGCAATGGCCTGACGCCTACCGCCGGGGTGCCGTTCTGGCTGGAAGCGCTGGAAGCTGATTTTGTTCCCCAGACCAGCAGCGAGTCGGACAAGCTAAATCAGGGGGTATATACCGATAACTGGGGCAGGCCAAAGGGCTATCTGGTCAATAAAAGCCTGCCGGTGTCTGGCCGTCAGATGGATACCAAACGGATTGATGCAGAAAATATGCTGCACCTGAAGTTTGTCAGGCGGCTGCATCAGACGCGAGGCACCTCCTTGCTATCGGGTGTTCTGATGCGTCTCAGTGCGCTGAAAGAGTATGAAGATGCTGAACTGACAGCAGCACGTATCGCCGCCGCCCTTGGGATGTATATCAAAAAAGGGGATGGGCAAAGCTGGGATGAAAACGCCGGTAAGGATGATGATCGTGAGCTGAATATTCAGCCCGGCATTATCTACGACGACCTGCTGCCTGGAGAGGATATCGGCATGGTCAAATCCGATCGCCCGAATCCCAATCTTGAAACCTTCCGCAACGGCCAGCTGCGTGCCGTTTCCGCCGGCAGCCGCCTGAGTTTTTCCAGTACGGCCAGAAACTATAACGGGACCTATAGTGCTCAACGGCAGGAGCTGGTGGAGTCGACAGACGGTTATCTCATTCTGCAGGACTGGTTTATTGGTGCCGTGACGCGTCCGATGTATCGCGCCTGGTTGAAAATGGCGGTCGCCAGCGGCGAGATCACCTTACCGCGTGGGCTGGATGTTGAGTCCTTATACACCGCGGTGTATTCCGGCCCCGTGATGCCATGGATTGATCCCGTTAAGGAGGCTAATGCCTGGAAGGCTCAGATCCGTGGTGGCGCGGCGACGGAGTCAGACTGGGTTCGCGCCAGTGGGCGCCATCCGGATGATGTTAAAGCGCGCCGCAAGGCCGAAATAGACGAAAACCGTGAGCAGGGGCTGGTATTTGATACTGATCCTGCCAATGACAGAGGAGGCACCAGTGCCGATGCCAAAGATACGGGCGTACCAACGTCCGAAAGCCAGCGTAAAAAGTAATTCATGGTTCCGCATGAAGTCCAGCGCCAACAATGAAGCGGATATCTATATCTATGATGAAATTGGTTATTGGGGAGTAACAGCCAAACAGTTTGTTAACGATCTTAAAGCGCTGGGTGATGTCAGCCACATTAACCTTCACATTAATTCGCCTGGTGGCGATGTCTTTGATGGCATCGCCATTTTTAATGCCCTGAAACATCACGGTGCCGCGATCACCGTTCACATCGATGGCCTGGCTGCCTCGATGGCTTCTGTCATCGCAATGGTGGGTAACCCGGTCATCATGCCGGAAAACACCATGATGATGATCCATAAGCCATGGGGATTTGCCGGCGGCGATGCCAACGACATGCGCGACTACGCTGATTTGCTGGATAAAGTTGAATCGGTCTTAATCCCCGCCTATGCAGCAAAAACCGGAAAAACCTCTGATGAGATTGCCGCAATGCTGGAAGACGAAACCTGGCTGGATGGCGCTGAATGCCTTGCCATGGGTTTTGCTGACCAGGTGATCCCATCCCTTCAGGCAATGGCCTGTATTCATTCAAAACGTATTGAGGAATTTGAAAAAATGCCAAACAGCATTCGTAATATGGTCACCCCGCCGCGTAATTCCACCCAGCGCGAACCGCAGCAGCCTGTACCACAACCTCAGGCACACCAACCTACCGCCCCTCAGCCTGCCGCTGTGGATGAGAATGCTATCCGGGCGCAGGTTTATGCCGAACAGCGTACCCGTGTGAACGGGATTAATGATCTGTTTGCTATGTTCGGCGGTAAGCACCAGGAGCTGCAAAACCAGTGTATTGCGGACCCCGATTGCACTGTGGAGCAGGCGAAAGATGTTCTGTTGGCTGCTCTGGGCAAGGCTGCAACTCCATCGAACAAAAGCGAACAGCCGCACATTTATGCCGGGAACGGGAATTTTGTTGGCGATGGCATCCGTCAGGCGCTGATGGCCCGTGCAGGGTATGAAAATCAGGAACGAGATAACGTGTACAACGGGATGACGCTACGTGAGTATGCGCGTATGGCACTGACGGAACGCGGTATCGGGGTCGCCAGTTACAATCCGATGCAGATGGTTGGCCTGGCATTGACTCACAGCACCTCTGATTTTGGCAATATTCTGCTCGACGTAGCGAATAAGGCGCTTCTTCAGGGCTGGGATGAGGCAGCAGAGACCTTTGATCTGTGGACGAAGAAAGGCCAGCTGTCTGATTTTAAAACGGCTCACCGCGTGGGAATGGGCGGTTTTAACTCCCTGCGTAAGGTTCGCGAAGGGGCTGAATATAAATATGTGACCACGGGCGATAAAGGGGAAACGATCGCACTGGCTACCTATGGGGAAATTTTCTCCATCACCCGCCAGGCGATTATCAACGATGATCTGAACGCATTAACCGACGTCCCGGCGAAAATGGGGCGCGCCGCGAAAGCCACCATTGGTGATTTGGTGTATGCGATTCTGCTGGATAACCCGAAACTGTCCGACGGAAAACCACTGTTCCATGCCGATCATAAAAACCTTTCTTCTGGCGCCATTTCTGTTTCGAGCATCGATGATGCCCGCAAACTGATGCGCCTGCAGAAAGAGGGCGAGCGCTCTCTGAACATTCGTCCGGCCTACATGCTGGTGCCGGTGGGGCTCGAAACACTGGCTAATCAGACGATTAAATCAGCAAGTGTTAAGGGTGCTGATATTAACTCAGGGATCAACAACCCTATCCAGAACTTTGCGGAGGTTATTTCTGAACCGCGACTGGATGACAAGGATCCGAACGCCTGGTATCTGGCCGCAGCAAAAGGCACCGATACCATCGAAGTGGCTTACCTGAATGGTGTTGATACGCCTTACATTGACCAGCAGGAAGGTTTCAATACCGATGGTATTGCTACGAAGGTACGCATCGATGCAGGTGTGGCGCCGTTAGACTTCCGCGGTCTGACGAAATCCTCTGGTAAGTAATTCCCACCCACTCGAACCTCTTAGCCCATATGGGCTTTTTTTATACCTGAAATCAGCCCTTCCGGGCTGATAGGAGATGTTATGGCTAAAAACTATGTGCAGGAAGGAAAGACTATCCCTCTGGAGAATGCCGGACAGGAAATCATCCTGAGCGGGGCGCCGGTTGTTATCGGTCAAATGATTGCGGTTGCGATCACGGATATTCCGGGCGGCGATACAGGTGATGGCCTTACCGAAGGTGTATTCCAGTTGCCGAAGCTGGCCGCCGATGAAATCAGCGCGGGGGAAAAGGTGTATATCAAGGCGGGTAAAGTACAACTGGAAGCCACTGATGCCGTCCTGGCGGGTGTTGCCTGGGAAAATGCTGCGGCTAACAGTACCGTCATTGACGTCAAAATCAATGCCTAACCCTTTCGACAAGATGGCGGCCCGGATGGATGCCGCCACCCTCAAAAAAATGGGCAGGGAAGCGGTCATTAACGGCATAAGCGTTGACGTCGTGCCTGCTGAATTGCTGGAGGAGATGGGCGTGTTGTCCGGTACCGCAACGGTGCTGGTTGTTTTTGCTGCTGACTATCGGCCCGCCAGAAACGATGCTGTCGAATATGACGGTAAAGACTGGATCGTTACCCGTTATCAGCTTTTTAACGGGAAGCCTCAAATCTGGCTGGAGTGAATGATGTCACTGAAAGGTCTTGAGCGTGCGATCCAGAACCTGAACAGTCTGAGCCGCCTGATGGTCCCAACGGCTGCCGCCCAGGCGCTCAACCGGGTCGCCGGGCGGGCGATTACGCAGGGCAGCAGGAAAGTCGCAAAAGAAGCGACAGTGGGCGATAACCACAAAAAGGGGTTGCCGGTGAAGCTGGTCCGCCAGCGTTCGCGTCTTAAGCGCGCGAAGCCTGAAAGGCTGGTGGCGGCAATTCGTATTAACCGGGGAAACCTGCCCGCAATCAAGCTGGGTGCAGCGCGCGTGCAACTCTCCAGGCGAAAAGGAGAAAAGCGCGGGCGCGGTAGCGTGTTACGTATTGGCCCGTACATTTTCAGAAATGCGTTTATTCAGCAGCTGGCGAACGGGCGATGGCAGGTTATGCGCCGGCTGGGTAAACCCCGTTACCCGATAGATGTTGTCAAAGTTCCCCTCGAAATCCCATTAACCCAATCCTTCACCGCGATATCAAAGCAGCTTATCGACAGCGATATGCCGAAGGAGCTGTCTGCCGCGCTGAAAAATCAACTGAGGATCCACTTGAAGCGATGAGCAAACACACCGCTATTCGTCTTGCGGTACTGGAACAACTAAAGGCGTCCATTCCGGATCGTGTGACATGGTTTGACGGGCGCCCTGTTTTTCTGGAAGAGCAGGACCTGCCGGCGCTGGCAGTCTATCTGTCTGATGCCGAATACACGGGAGACAGCCTTGATGAGGACAGCTGGCAATCAGTCATCCATATCGAGGTGTTTCTGAAATCCACCACGCCGGATAGCGCGCTGGATGCGTGGATGGAGGAAAAGGTGTACCCGGCCCTTGAGACTATCCCGGCGCTATCTCCCTTAATCGAAACGATGATCCCCATGGGCTACGACTACCAGCGCGATGACGAAATGGCTACCTGGGGATCGGTCGACCTGACGTACACCCTCACTTACCTGAGATAAGGAATTTTATGGCTACTCCAAATCCAATGGCCCCGGTTAAAGGGGCGGGCACCACGCTCTGGTTATATACCGGAACGGGAAATCCCTACGCTAACCCACTTTCCGATGCCGACTGGCAGCGCCTGGCAAAAATTAAGGAACTCACGCCGGGCGAAATGACGGCGGAGTCCTACGATGACAACTACCTTGACGATGACGACGCAGACTGGACCGCGACTGCACAGGGGGCAAAATCGGCAGGTGATACATCATTAACGCTGGCCTGGAAACCGGGTGAAGAAGGGCAAAAGTCGCTGGTGGCCTGGTTTGTCGATGGCGATGTGCGGGCCTACAAAATTAAATACCCGAATGGCACCGTGGATGTGTTCAAAGGCTGGTGCAGTAGCCTGGGTAAAGCCATCCCCGCGAAGGAAGTGATCACCCGTACCGCCAAAATCACCAATACCGGGAAACCGGAGCTGGCGGAAGAAAGCGGTAATCCGCCAATCGCAGTGACCGGCATTAAACTCGACAAGGCAACGGCCAGCGTGGCCGTCGGCGCAACCACAACGCTAAACGTCACCTTCCTGCCTGCCAGCGCGTCGGAACAGTCTTTCCGTGCGGCGACCTCGGATAGCACGAAGGCTACCGTGGCCGTGAGTGGCAAATCTCTGATTGTCACCGGCGTGGCGGCTGGCGCGGCCGACATTATTGTCATGAGCAATGACGGTAATTTTGTGGCGACCTGCAAAACCACCGTGACGGCGTCCTGAGGATAAAGGCATGAGCATGTTTTTGAAGAAAGACGAATTTACCCATAACGGCGCTACGGTGACGATCACTGAATTATCGGCACTGCAGCGCATTACTTATCTCGAATATCTGGCCGCAGAAGAAAAAGCCTTATCCGCCATTTCTGATGACGTGGATGACCAGACAATGTCCGCCGGACTGGTCAGCATGAGTATTCGCGCAGGCGCGCGCCTCATTGCGCTCTCGCTCTGGCATAACGATCCGAAGGGGCCATCTGAAGAGGAACTCCACCAGCAGGTGATGAGTACCTGGCCGGCTGAAGCGATTGGCAAAGCGGAAATGCAGATCAAGCTGCTCTCTGGCATGCTGGCGCCGGTTGCCGAAGAAGATCAACCCACGGATGAAGATATTGATGACACCGCGCTGGGTGATGAACCTGTTACTGCGGAAAAGCCCTAGCCAGCGAGCTTGATTTTGTCCTGAAACTGGCGCGCGAGTTCGGGCGGCCCGACTGGCGCGCCATGCTTGCTGGCATGACGTCCTCCGAGCTGGGCGACTGGCATCACTTTTACCGGGATCGTTATTTTCAGGACGCGCAGCTCGATGCCCACTTCTCCGGGCTGCTTTACACCATTTCAACCTTCTTATACCGGGATCCGGACATCACCCCTGCACACTTCAGCCTTCTGTCCCCCTCCGCTGAGGCTGCAGCGGATAATATGCAGGATGATGACGCCATGATGCTGGCCGCAGAGGGAATAACAGGAGGCACCAGATATGGCCCAGCAGATTAGCGACCTTGTCATTAACCTGGATGTCGACAACGCCACATTTACCGAACAGATCGCCAGGATTAAAGGGCAACTGTCGGGTATGGCGGATGAATCGGACAAAGTGCAGACGCGCATGCGTAGTGCGGCGGAGGCGCAAATCAGCGCGCTGAAAACCACCAGCACCGCCAGCGCAGGCGCTGTATCTGATATGCAGAAGCGACAGGCGGATGCCGCCGCCGGGCTTCAGAGCGAACTGCAGCGAGTCTCCAAATCGGTTGATGAAACTTACCAGCGCGTTACAGGGTTAAACCAGCGCTATCGGGAGAACGACGCGCAGGCTGAGGCGCTGGCGCGGCGGCAGGATGCGCTGGCGGAATCGTTCTTTCGGCAGATAGATGGTGTTCGATCCCTCAGTGGTGAAACGCGGTCGCTGGCCAGTATCCAGGAACAATTCCGAAAGGCCCGCGCACAGGGGAACATCACTCAGGGCGATTATCTCTCCCTGATTTCCCGCACCACGGCGCGGCAGAAAGAACTCCAGCAGGTTGAGGAAAAAGCGAACCAGGCGCGCGAGAAATTTCTTCGCCAGCTGAAGGCGCAGGTTGTCGAGCAAAAGCTGTCTGGTACAGAGCTCCTGAGAATGAAAGCGGCGCAGGTGGGCGCCGGCGATGCCGCTGAAGTTTATATCCGCAAACTGGAAGCGGCAAAGGTCGCCACGCACAGCCTTGGTCTCGAGAGCGCTGGCGCACGTCGGGAACTTGGCGTGCTGGCGGGGGAATTATTGCGTGGTAATTTCGGCGCGCTGCGTGGCTCCGGGATAACCCTGGCGAACCAGGCCGGGTGGCTCGAAAAAATGATGACGCTACGCGGACTGGGGATCGCCGGCGTGGTCGGTGGCATCGCGGCATCCGTCGTTCTGCTGGGAAAGGCATGGTACGAGGGCGGGAAGGAAGCCGAGGAGTTTAACAAACAGCTCATTCTCACCGGGAACTATGCCGGCAAAACCTCGGGACAACTGCAGGCGCTGGCGCGGAACATCTCAGGAAATGGAGTCACTCAGCACGCCGCGGCAGCCGTATTAGCGCAGGTTGTCGGAAGTGGGGCATTCGGTGGAGCCGACGTCGAGCGTGTTGCCAACGTGGCTGCAAGGCTCCAGCAGGCGACCGGCCAGGCGGTGGATGAAACTATTAACCAGTTCAAACGGCTGAAAGAGGATCCGGTTAATGCGGTTGCAACGCTGAATGAGTCGCTGCATTTTCTGACCGCAAGCCAGTTTGAACAGATTTCAGCTGCTCAGGCGATGGGGGATTCACAGCGCGCTGCAGAGCTCGCGATGCGGGCCTATTCCGACAGCGTTATCCAGCGCGCAAATGCAGTGAAGGAAAATCTGGGGACACTGGAAACTGCGTGGAACTGGGTGAAAAATGCCGCCAGCGGCGCCTGGGATGCCATGATGGGCATTGGTCGGAATCCTGATACTGCCATGAAGCGGCAGGGGGCTTTTGCGGACTGGCAGTCAGCCGAAAAGGAATACCGCGCGCTGTCGTCCAACCTTAAAGTCGATCCTGACTATGCAGGAAACAATCCGCTGGTGAGAGCTGATGCAGAGCGTCTTCGCAACGCCCGTGAGCAGTTATCTCTCAAAAAACAGGCCTATGATGAGGCTGATAAAGCATATGCTCAGGAGGGGTTAGCCGCGGCGCGCGAGAAGCTGCGCAATGACCAGCAGCAGCAGGCAATAAGGAATCAGCAGCAGTTTAACCAGCTTCTTGATGCTGGCCTGAAACCTGCCGAGCGGCGGGCCCGTGCTCAGGAAGAATTTAATAAGCTGGTTGCGAAAAATAAACAGGATGCCATCGATGGGATTGCTACCCGCTGGACGGACAGCGATATCGCGAAAATCCGCGCAGGCATCGATAGCAAATACAAAGATCCGAAAACGCCGAAAGGCAGGCAATATACCACGCCCGCTGGCAGTAAAGCTGAGGAAGGGGCACAGGCGGAGCTGCTGACGCTACAGGCGCAGCTTAAAACCCTGCAGCAGCATACCGACGTTAACGATGTGATCAGTAAGCAGAGCCGTGACCTCTGGCAGACGGAAAACCAGTATGCCGTTTTACAGGAGGCCGCCGGCCGCCGCCAGTTGTCCACGCAGGAAAAATCCCTGCTGGCCCACAAAAACGAAACGCTGGAATACAAACGCCAGCTGGCCGATCTCGGTGATAAGGTCGCCCGGCAGCAGAAGCTGAATAATCTGGCTGATCAGGCCAATAAATTCGCGCAGCAGCAGAGTGCGATCCGGGCGGGGATCAAGGCTCAGGCCGAGGGGCTTTCTGGCAGGGAGTCGAACAGAAGGAGCACGCTTGAAAAGCTGAGTGAAACGTACGCCTTCAATCCTGATGCGCAGCGGAGGGTGCTGGCGGAACAGCAAGCCACCTATGAAGCTGAGGATGCATTGCGCGGTAACTGGCTGGCCGGTGCCAAACAGGGCTGGGCGGAGTATCAGGATTCCGCGACTAATGTATTTTCCTCTGTTCAACAAATATCCCAGGCCACCTTCGGGGGTCTGGCCAATCAGCTGACGTTGCTCAATACCACCGGCAAAGCGAGTTTTAAGGAATTCACCACATCAATTCTGAAGATGATCGCTCAGGTCATTGATCAGCTTATTGTGGCCTACACCTTTCAGGCTGCGATGGGGTGGATCAGCGGCGGGAGCAGTTCTTCTAATTCTGGTCAGTCTTTTGCCGTCCCTTCCTATCGTCCCTCTGGCTTTGATGGTGGTGGTTATACCGGGCATGGTGGTAAGTACGAGCCCGCCGGGGTTGTTCACCGCGGTGAGTTTGTATTCACCAAAGAGGCGACCAGCCGCATCGGCGTGAGCAACCTTTACCGGATGATGCGCGGTTATGCCTCCGGCGGGTATGTCGGCAACGCTTCCAGTCCAGCAAGTGTGTCCCCTGGCGGTGTAATGGTCAACATGGGCGGCGTCTATATCAGCAGTGGCAACGAACAGCAGTCTACGCAGCGGTCAGCGATTGACAGTAACGGTATCCTCAAGCAACTGAAACCCGCCATCATTAGTGTCGTCAGTGAACAGGCCCAACGGCCCGGCACGCCACTCTGGAAGGCAATAAAAGAAGGGCGTTAATACCAGAAGCCGCTTTGCGGCTTTTTTACTGGCGGAGATAAAGGCTATTTATGACTATTGAAACATTTTCCTGGCGAATTCAGGCCGCCAGTCAGCCGGCGACAACGAGTAAGGATAATATTCGCAAGGCGCAATTTGGCGATGGATATGCGCAGGTTTCAGGGGAGGGAATAAACCCGGAAACCTTAAATTATGCATTTTCATTTACCGGAGATCTGCAAACCGGCCTGGATATTTATAAATTCCTGCGACGGCATAAAACTAAATCCTTTGCCTTTAAACCACCGTATGACGAGTTAGCGCTATGGCGGGTTCAGGCTGACAGCCTGCAAAAAGCCATTCTGAATAGCAAAGTCATGACAGTCACCGCAACATTTGAACAGGCATTCGTACCATGAGTCTTCACGCTGATTATCAAAAACTGGAACCGGGAGATGAAATCCGGCTTTTCGAAATTGACGGAAGTGCTTTTAATATGGGGGATATTTTATATTTCCACGGATATAACATTCCCCATACTGAAGCGGAAATTTTAGCCGCTGGTGGCGATGAATCAAAATTGCCCGCTAAAAGTATCTGGTGGCAGGGCACCGAATATAAAGCGTGGCCGTGTGAATTAGAGGGGATCGAATCCTCGACTTCAGGAAGCGACGCGCAGCCGACACTGAGGGTGGGCAACATTGATGGTTCGATTTCCGCGTTGTGTTTGCATTATGACGATTTGGCGATGGCTCGGGTCATTATCCATGAGACACAAAAGCAGTATCTGGATGCGCGAAATTTCCCTGCGGGTAATGCCACCGCGGATCCAACGCAGGAAAAACGGCACCTCTATTTTATCGACACCAAAAGTCTTGAAACCGATGAAACGGTGGAGTTCGCGCTCGATAGCCCGATGGGGTTGCAGGGGAAATTGATCCCTACTCGTCAGTATCATTCGGTTTGTACCTGGTGTATTCGCAATAAATACCGTAGTGGCGATGGTTGCGATTATGCCGGGACAAAGTATTTCGACAAGAATAACAAGCCGGTTGATGATCCATCGAAGGACGTCTGCAACGGAACACTCACTGCCTGCAAACTGCGTTTTGGTGAGCATAACGAACTGCCGTTTGGCGGGTTCCCCGGCACGTCGCTGATAAGGAGCTGATATGCGCCAAAAAACGATTGAGGCGATACAGGTTCATGCTGCAGCTGATTACCCCCGTGAAGCGTGCGGCTTGATTGCCCAAAAGGGGCGAGTAGAGCGATACTTTCCCTGCAGAAACCTGGCTAGCGAGTCAAATGATAATTTTGTACTGGCGCCGGAGGATTACGCAGCAGTAGAGGACTGGGGGACGATTATCGGCATTGTTCACAGCCATCCTGATGCGACCACGCAACCCAGCGAACTGGATAAGGCGCAGTGCGATGCAACGCTGCTCCCGTGGCATATTATCAGCTGGCCGGAAGGCGATCTTCGTACCATCCACCCACGCGGAGAATTGCCTCTCCTTGAGCGCCCGTTCGTACTTGGTCATTATGATTGCTGGGGGCTGGTAATGAGCTATTTCCGACAGACTCACGGCATCGAGCTGCACGATTACCGCGTTGATTACCCCTGGTGGGAAAATGACTATCCCGAAAACTTCTACCACGATTGCTGGTATGAATGCGGGTTTCGTGAATTTGAAGGTCCACCGCAGCCGGGTGATATGGTGATCATGCAGGTGCAGTCGGACAAATGGAACCATGCCGGGGTTTTGCTGGAAGGTAACATGCTGCTGCACCACCTTTATGGCCATCTCAGCCAGCGCGTGCCGTATGGTGGTTACTGGTTAGACAGGACGATGAAAATCGTCCGATATCATTCTCTGTGTTAATCTTTTGTGGAATTTAACTAAAAACAAAAGGGACACCGAGATGAAAAAAATAGCTCTGGTATTAACTCTGTTGACTATGACCGGGTGTGCAACGGAAGCTGTTTTGCCTAGTCAAGCTAAGCAAACCCCATCTGAAAGGTTGCTGAAATACCAGGAACAGTCGAAGGAAACTAAATCAGTTCTAATAGTCGTTCGAGATAAAGGTTTTCTCGGCAGCGGTTGCTATACAGGTGTATACCTAAACGATGAAAAATCAGCGATCTTAAATCCAGGGGAAAAGGCGACGTTTTATCTGCGTTCAGGCGAATGGAATGTTGCTATAAAGGGGGAAGGTAAAATGTGTATTGCTGACTCAGTTCCTGTGGGGCGTGATATAAATATAAAAGATGGCGAAACAAAAGCAGTAAGGTTATTTGCCGACCCTTCAGGTAATGTAGATGTAAAACCATTGCCCCTGAAATGATAGACGTAAATAAACCCGCGCAATGCGGGTTTATATCTGGAGGTAATATGAAGGAAATGAAAACTCAAATAGAATTGAGCGGAATTCTTGGTAAAATTTTTGGTACATCCCATGAACGTATAATTACTACGGTAGGGGAATCTATTCATGCTTTATGCTGTACAATAGAAGGGTTTGAAAAGTTCCTAAGCAATAGCAAAGAAAAAGGCCTAACCTTTGCTGTGTTTAAAGGTAAGAAAAATATTGGTAAAGATGACTTGGGATTTCCAGTTAGTGGAGAAGTTATCCGAATTGTTCCGGTTGTTATTGGAAGTAAAAAAGCAGGTATTCTTCAAACAATTTTAGGTGCAGCACTCGTAGTCGCTGGTGTGCTTGTTACGGGGCTCTCATATGGATGGGCGGCTCCAGTAGGGCAAGCGATGATTGGCGCTGGTATAGGTATGGGGTTAGGCGGTGTAGTTCAGATGCTCTCCCCTCAGCCCGGAGGCCTTGCCCGTAAAGAATCCCCAGATAATAAAGCCAGCTATGCCTTTGGCGGTGTAACTAATACCACCTCACAGGGTTATCCCGTTGGTTTGCTTTATGGTAAGCGGCGAATTGGCGGCGCGATTATTTCCGCCGGTATCTATGTCGAAGACCAGCAATAAATATATTCAGTAAGTAATTCCCTCCAATTCAGGCCACCTTGCGGTGGTTTTTTTTATGGGCGCAATATGGCAAATAACATAATTAAAGGGCGCAAGGGTGGCAGCTCTAAACAGCGCACGCCGACGGAACAGCCGGACGATTTACAGTCTGTAGCAAAAGCCAAAGTTCTTATCGCATTGGGTGAGGGGGAGTTTGCGGGTAGTCTAACCGGGAAAGATATTTATCTCGATGGCACCCCTCTGGAGAATGCCGACGGTTCGCAAAACTTTAGCGGCGTAGTGTGGGAATTCAGGCCGGGTACGCAGGCACAAAATTACATTCAGGGTATTCCCGGCACTGAAAATGAAATTAGCGTAGGGACGGAAGTTTCCAGCGAGACCGCCTGGACCCACACATTCACCAATACCCAGCTTTCTGCCGTTCGCGTCCGCCTGAAATGGCCATCCCTGATGAAACAGGAAGACGACGGCGATGTGGTGGGGAATACCGTTAAATACGCCATCGATTTACAGACGGATGGCGGAGCCTGGCAGACCGTACTGGAAACCGCAGTCTCCGGCAAAACGACTTCCGGGTATGAACGTAGCCACCGTATCGATTTACCACAGGCAGGCAGCACCTGGACGTTGCGGCTTCGCAAGGTCACGCCGGACGCGAACAGCGCCAGAATCGGCGACATAATGACGCTGCAGAGTTACACCGAGGTTATTGACGCGAAACTGCGTTATCCACACACCGCGCTGCTGTACATCGAATTCGACTCCAGCCAGTTCAATGGTTCTATCCCGCAAATCTCCTGCGAGCCGCGCGGGCGTGTTATCCGTGTCCCGGATAACTACAACCCGGAAACGCGCGAATATACCGGCACATGGACAGGGGGCTTCAAATGGGCATGGACTGATAACCCGGCGTGGATTTATTACGACATTGTTGTCTCTGATCGTTTCGGTCTTGGCGATCGTCTGACCAGCGCGAATATCTCCAAATGGGCGCTTTACCCGATTGCGCAGTATTGCGATCAGTTGGTTCCCGATGGCAGGGGCGGCGATGGCATGGAGCCTCGTTATATCTGCAATGTCTATGTTCAGGAGCGTAACGACGCCTACACCGTACTGCGTGATTTTGCCGCTATTTTCCGGGGGATGACTTGCTGGAGTGGTGAACAGATCATCGTGCAGGCCGATATGCCGCGTGATGTCGATTTCAACTATACGCGCGCAAATATTATCGGTAGCCCGCGGTATTCCAGCAGCACCAGTAAGTCGCGGTACACTAATGCCCTGGTTTCGTGGTCTGACCCGGATAACGCCTATGCCGATGCGATGGAACCCGCATTTATCCCGGAACTGGTTTCCCGTTACAGCTTTAATCAGTTGGAAGTCACGGCCATTGGATGTACACGGCAGAGTGAAGCCCATCGTAAAGGGTTATGGGCCATTCTGACCAACAACAAGGACCGCATGGTCGAAATTGATGTTGGTCTTGACGGCAGGATCCCACAGCCGGGTTACATCATTGGGCTGGGCGACGAACGGCTGGCCGGGCGGGTTAATGGTGGTCGTATCAGCGCGGTGAATGGGCGCGTCATCACGCTCGACCGTGATATTGATGCGAAAGAGGGCGACCGCCTGCATCTGAATCTGCCGTCGGGTATCTCGCAGGCCCGGACCATTCAGTCGGTGAACGGTCGTCGGCAGGTGACGGTCACAACGGCATACAGCGAGACGCCAGAGGCGGAGTGCGTCTGGATCGTCGAATATACCGACCTGGTGCCTCAGCAGTACCGCGTTTTCGGTGTAAAGGACAACAATAACGGCACGCTCACCATCACCGGCGTGGCTCACGACCCGGATAAATTCCCGCGTATCGATAACGGCGCGATCATCGACCAGCGCCCGATTAGTGTTATCCCGCCTGGCAACCAGGCTCCGCCAGATGGCATCCTCCTTACGTCCTTCTCTGTGGTGAATCAGGGGATCAGCGTCGAAACCCTGCAGGCCAATTGGGACGCGGTACAAAACGCTATCGCCTATGAGGCGCAGTGGCGCCGCAATGACGGCAACTGGATTAACGTGCCGCGCAGCTCGACCACGTCATTTGAGGTCAGCGGCATTTATGCCGGTCGCTATCTGGTGCGAGTCCGTGCGATCAACGCGGCGGAAATTTCCAGTGGCTGGGCGTACTCGGAAGAGAAGACCCTGACCGGGAAAGTTGGCGAACCGCTGCCGCCGCTGGCGCTGACGACCGTTTCACTGACCGCAGGTATCGAAATTCGCTGGGAATTCCCTGCAGGCGCAGACGATACCCAGCGAACCGAACTGCAGTACAGCCCGGACCAGAGCGGGAACGGTGCGATGCCGCTGACCGATTTAGCGTATCCGGGCAAACAGTATCAGCAGATGGGCCTGCAGATTGCCGCGCAGTTCTGGTACCGCGCGCGCCTGGTTGACCGCCTGGGCAATGCCTCGCCGTGGACTGACTGGGTGCATGGAATGGCCAGCGATAACGTTTCTGATTATTACCAGCAGCTCGACGACGCGCTTAAAGGCTCGGATACATACGAGGAACTGAACAAAGGTATCCAGGACAACAGTGCTGCCGCCGACGCCGCGCAACAGGCTGCAGACGCCGCCCAGGGAACCGCTGACCAGGCGGCGAAGGATGTCGCCGCGCAGGGGGCCATCGTCACGCAGCAGGGCAAGGACCTGGCTGCCAACATCGCTAAAACCAATGACACGACCAACAAGCTGGCGCAGGAAGTGAAAGACCGCGCTGCAGGTGATGCTGCCACGGCGCAGAAAGCGGCCAGCGATACTGCGGCAGCGGTGGCGAAAGCCGAAACGGACGATGCCGCTGTGGCGAAGCAGGCCGCCGATAACCTGCTGAGTGCCAAACGCGAAGTTGAAGCAGCGATTGAGACGACGAACGTCACTATGCAGGACGGCTTTGACAGTCTGGCGCAGCAGATGGCGTCGATTTCAGCCGGTACCGGCGAGCAGTTCGACAGTCTCAAAATCTGGTATTTCGACAAGGACAACGAGGGGTGGAGTTCTGACGACGGCGGCACGAAACCGCTCCCGACGACCGACGACGGGTGGATCCTTCCTGCGGATTCCATTTCGACCATGCGCAGCCCGTCGGGCGCTGGCACGCTGATTGACGGCAGCGCCTATAAGTACCTCCGCCTGCGCATCAAGAAAGTCGGCAACCCGGCCTGGGGCGGTCGGCTGTACTGGATTGGTGCTGATGAAACCGGCTGGACCGAAGGACGCCGCCTGGTGCTGCCAGCACCGGATTTTGACCCGGCCACCGGCATCAGCACTATCGCGATCCCGGATATCCCGTGGCAGGCCTCCGGCACCATCCGCCGCCTGCGTCTCGACTTCTCACAGGGTGGAGCGGCTGACGCCGATAACTATTATGCCGTTGACTGGCTGGCCGTTGGGCGCCCGACTCCTGGCGCATCGCAGGCGCAGATTCAGGACCTGAAAACGGCGATGACCGCCGCTGATTCCGCCGAGGCGCTGGCGCGTAACCAGCTGGCGGTGCAGCTGCGCGGCAACGAAGAAGGCACCAACCCGGATAAACTGGTTTCTGGTCTGATTTTCGAAGAGCGGAAAATCCGCGTGACGGCGGAGAAGGCCATCGGCTCCCGCGTTGATACGTTGCGCGTCGATTATGATAAATCCACTGCAGCGGCGACCCAGCGCATGGATACGCTGGCGAGCGACCTGCAGTCGACAGCCTCGAAAACGGATCAGGTCGCCGCGGACCTTGTTTCAGCGAACGGCGTCATTGCTGGCCATACGCTGGCCATCCAGAAAATCGAGGGTGACGTCCAGACCATCGACGGCAAAGTTCAGGCTAACGCCAGCCAGATTGCCGGGGTGGAATCTAAGGTCGATAACATCCGAATCGGCGGCGTAAACCTGATACCCAACTCCGGGGAACTGACCGGCAAATCGCCATCAGCAACCGAACGCTACCGGGGGAATGCGGTTCGCATCCTGACGCGTGCCGCCGGAGCGACTGATTTCGCCGTCCTCGACTACACGCTGGCCGCGCCGGTTGACGGTACCGAGTATGTTCTGTCGTTCTATGCGAAAGCGAAGACGGACAAAACGCCGGTTCGTTGTTTCCTGAATACGCCGGATGCCACTATCCGCGCTGAAACCAGCCAGGGCGTTATTGTGGAGCGTCCAGCCGGGTATAACGGCGATGTGACCGTAACGCTCTCCACGTCCTGGAGACGCTATTGGGTTAAATACAAACGCAAACCTGGCTTGTCCGGGACGGCGTACCTCGTTGTGGCCAGACTCGACGGCGCAGCTGCAGCGCGCGAAGCGTGGATCAGCTCTCCGATGTTTGAATCCGGAAATATTGTGAGCGACTGGAGCCAGGCACCGGCAGACAGCGCCAGCTCGGATGCCGTCCAGCAACTGACGACCCGCGTCACGACTGCCGAGAATACGCTGGCCACCACGGCGCAGCAGACGACGGCGCTCAAGTCACAGATTACGACCGGCAACCTCCTGCTGAATGGCGACCTGATTAATAAAGCGGATAACTGGCAGCTGTCCGGCACCGGCGCGGGGGCTCCGGTCTATGACGCGGTGATGAAAGGTCTCACCACGACCGAGCCGGCGATGCGGATCGCCAACGGAACAAAAATCCCGGTTGAAGCCGGTCAGAAACTGACGCTCACCTTCGGATTCAAGACGGACGACGCGACGATCAGCATCGGGACCCAGAATTTTACGATGGGCCTGATTGAGAATTGGGGGAATCCGACTAACTGGCTTGTCCAGGACAATAACTGGTTTGCGGGTATCACCACCGGCTACCAGACCCGCACGATGACGTTCACGATCCCGGATAACTTCAAAGGGAGGTGGTGTTACCTGCGCATGGCCTGCGGAGGATGGACGCCGTCGACCGCTCGCGTTTACCTGCAGGGCTTCATGCTGACCGCCTCAAACGGTATCGCTGGTAAAGCCGATGCATCAGCAGTGCAGGACCTGCAGTCGCAGGTCACGAAGAACGGTGACGACATTGCCACCAACGCCAGCGCGATCACCAGCCTGGGTGGGCGTATTGATGCCACCAATGCCGAGGTGGCGAAGAAAGCCACCACCGCCGCGCTGGATAGCCTGAAGGCCACCGTCACGCAGCAGGGTAAGGATATTACCGCACAGGCGGAGCGGACGACGGCGTTAACCAATACCGTTAACCAGAATAAGCAGAATGCTGATTCTGCGACTGCCGCGAACGGCCAGGCGATCTCTGGTTTATCGCAAACTGTTTCACAGCAGGGCGACCGCATCACCAGTCAGGGCCAGCAGATTACGCAGGTCAGCAATAAAGTCGATACGGTGAATACTGACCTCGGCAAGCGGATTGACCAGAAGGCCGATAACAAGACAGTACAGGACCTTAGCGCCACCGTGACCCAGCAGGGCAAGGATATTACGGCGGCGAACCAGGCCATCACCAGCCTGAAAGGGCGTGTTTCGACGGTTGAGGAAGGGCTGGCCAAAGCGGCCACCGCCGATGCCGTGAGCAAGCTTGATACGCGCGTCACCAGTGCTGAGGGGAAAATTGAATCGCAGGGAATGGCGATCACCGGGATTAATGTTGCTCTGAATTCGCAGACGGCAGCGGGTGGCGACTACATCCTGAACCCGACATTTGACCCCGCATATCCATCGATGGGCTTTACCCGCCGGGATACGGTAGATAGCAACGACGATGATGGAATCCCGTATGATGCTGACATCCCGGCAGGCGCTCCGCGTCGCTATGTAGCACGACTGGCCTCGCGCGATCACCAGCTCAATACGCCACCGTGGCCGGTAAAAGCGGGACAGGTATTCGAGATTTCGGTCTGGGTAGCGGCAAAGGCAGGTTCTAACGCCGCATTTAACATGTACATCGGCTCGGCTACGGGACCGAATACGGGTGCCGTTGCGTACGCTGCGTTACCGGGTAGCGTTGCGCCCACTCAGACCTGGACGGAGAAAAAATACCGCTGGACGGTCCCGGCTAACTTCCCGCGCGGATATATGCGCCCGTTCCTGCAGGTGAACCAGAACGCGCCGTATGGCTCCGTATGGTATGCAACTGATTTCCACTGCCGGGAGATCACCGCCGCGCAGGGTGCGCAGACTGCTGCCGACGCTGCCGCCGGTGCCGTCACCCAACTGGATGCGCAAGTGACGCAGCAGGGCAACACTATCACCAGCCAGGGCCAGGCTATTACAGCCATTACAGGTCGAGTGTCGAACCTTGAATCCGGGCAGAGCGCGAACAGCAGCGCAATTCAGTCCCTGACGCAACGAACCACGGCAGCGGAAGGGAAAATTGAAACGAACAGCCAGGCGATCACCTCCGTCACCGGCGCGGTGAATGCGATGCTCAATCGCGGCGAGAACCTGGCAAACGATTTTAATTTTATGAGCGGATCGGCGCTGTGGGGTGTCCAGGGGAATACGCGTAACAAGGTGGAGTTTGGCGACTTTGGCGACGGTAAACCCGGCGTCCAGATGACGCAGCTCGACAGCACGTTGTATACCGGCCTCTTTGCTAACCAGAAAGCGCCGCTGCCACACAATACCCCACGCCGCTACCAGGTCATCGTTAAGGCGAAGGGCGTATCCGGCGCGATGAATTTCATGGTTCGCCGGTTTAACTACCTGGGGAATGTGGCCGGGACTTATGAAAACCGTCAGTTCTCCGCCACGGATACCTGGGCGACGTACACCGCTGAGTTTAGCGCGCCATCGTCGGCGACAGTGGATGGTTCTGTTTTTGCGCTCTACTGCTACCCGAACGCGTCGGTCATTCAGATTGACTATATCGCCATCTATGACATCACCGATGCGGTGGCCATCGATGCGAATACGTCTGCGGTCACGCAGCTGCAGCAGACGGTCACGCAGCAGGGCAAGGATATTGCTGCGAATGCCAGCGCCACGACCGCCGTTTCTGCAAGCCTGAATGCAGCGATGGCTGACGTGGATAACAAAATCACGGGCAACCTGATTTTAAACGGGGGATTCGAGCGCGACTTCACCAACTGGACCGCGCCAGCACAGGCGACAGTGATGTCGGCGCAGAATCCACACAGCGGCAAAAAAATCGTGAAATATGTCGCTGCTACCAACGCGACTCTTTTGTCGAGCGACACTGTTATTACTGCCGTTAAGGGCAGGACGTACAAGTTTGGTGCGTGGTTGCGGGCTAAGGCCGGGTCGACTATGCAACCGAATACGCAGCCGAATAACAAGGTTCGATTTGCTTACCTCGATAGCTCTGTAATCGCTGAGGCGCGCTTCGACCCGGCCACAATGCCGACTGGCAGCGTATGGCAGGAGTACAGCAACACATACACCGCCACTAAAGACGGCACCATGTCGGTCAGCATCAACGCGTTTTTGAATGCAGGCGAAATTTATATCGACGATGTGTACGTTATCGATATTACTGACCGGGTCGATCTCGATGCCACGGCTGGCGCCGTATCTAACCTGCAGTCGACCGTGACACAGCAGGGAAAAGATATTGCCTCTAATGCCAGCGCGATCACGTCGGTCAACGCTTCAATCGGTGCACTGCAGAGCCAGGGATTAAACCCCTGGTGTGATGGTTCCTTTGAGTCGTACACCGCAAACCAACAGTTGGGCAGCAGCTCGCTGGCGCGCGTCTCGACCGATGTTTACCGCAATGGCCAGAAGTCGCTCAAAATCACGCGTAACAACGGCGAGAACGGCAACAGCGACAAGATGATTGGGAACTGGCTTGCTGTTCGCGGTGGCGGTAAGTATCGGTTTTCTCTCTGGGCTTACATGGCCAGCGATATGTCGACACCGAACGGCTGGAACGTGTCTGTCGGCCTCTTTGCTCGCGGAGAGAATGGCGGCGCAAACCAGTGGCCGGAAGCCGTCCGTATCTCCGAGACAAACATCTCGCGCGGCAAATGGGTTCTCCTGACGGGAGTAGCGACCGTCGGTGCCGACCGGAGCATTGCGCAGATGTGGATTTCCACCAGGGGGCCGAACGGTGGAGCCGGTTATTCGCTGTATCTGGACGATATCAGCATTGTCGATGTGACCGACGCACAGGAGGCGCAGGACACCGCCACCGGCGCAGCGAACGCCGTTACCCAGCTTACTGCGACCGTTACCCAGCAAGGGAAAGATATCACCGCGCAGGCAGGGCAAATCACCAGCCTCGGCTCGCGTGTGGGCGATGCAGAGTCGCGTATCACGAAGCAGGACGAAACCATCGCATCTAACGGCCTGGCGATGGCGAACGGCTTTAACCAGATGCGCAGCATGATTGGCGACAACAGCGCGGCAATCACCACGACAAACAAAACCGTTGCCGACCTGGAAAAATCAACCACGGAGCAAATCACCACGCTGACCTCGCAGGTCGGGGATATGTCTGCAACCGTTCAACAAACGGCATCCACCGTGGCGGATTTAAACGGGAAATTGGGAGCGCAGTGGGGCGTGAAGGTCAACACGTCTTCCGGCGGTAAGAACTACGTAGCGGGTCTTCAGTTGGGGATTGACGGCAGCGGCCAGTCACAGTTCCTGGTGCAGGCTGACCAGTTCGGCATTTATGTGCCTAACGGCGATAAAAGCAATCTGGCCTTCGGTGTCGATGGGAACGGTGCTTATATGCAGCAGGCGATGGCCCGTAACCTGGTCATCGACTTCGCGCAGATCTCCGACAACATCCGTTCGACAAACTACCAGCCAGGCGTAGCTGGCGCAGGGTGGAGTATCTCGAAGAACGGCGGGGCGGAGTTCAACAACATTACCGCTCGTGGCCGCATCTTCGCGACTGATGGTGAATTTAACGGCGTAGTTCGGGCGCGCGACGGGTCCTTCCGGGGCACCATTGATGCCACTGACGGGACATTCAGAGGAACAGTGCAAGCAAGCCGTTTCATTGGTGATATTTGCTCGGCAGGGGTCTTCCCGGAAGGCAAGCGCCCTGACATCACTCACTACGATTCAGGTAATAACGGCGTCCCTAAAACTTACGCGGTTTCCGCTGTCGTGGCTTGCGGGGTTAGCTTCGTGGGTAAAATCCGCGTCTGGATAAAGGGTATTAAAGTTTCAGAGATTGGTGTGTCTGGCGCAGCAGATAACGCGTCAACGCGCTACATACCTGTTTTCGGTGCGTTGTCTGGGGTTACTGATACGAATGTACGCTGTGAAGTCACCATTGATGGTAGCGGAATTGCTAACTATAACGGCGGCTTTGTAATTATGACTCGATCTACGGGTTCATGGGCTTAACATTCAGGAGATGGCCCCGAAAGGGGCCGTAATAACATGGCAAACATTAGCGACGAATTAGCGGCCAGCATCCAAAAATGTTTCGACCGCACTTATGTGGATTTAGCAAATCAACAGCAGTTTTTATTTGGAGCCGGGAACGTGACGGTCACGAAGCCGGACGGTACAACGGGGACGGTAAAATCGTGGGCGCAGTTCCTGAGCGAATACGCCACGCGACAGCAGAACATCGACACGGCGCTGAAGGACGTAGCGAAGACGACGGCGGCCAACACGTGGACGCAGGCGCAGACATGGAACGCGAACAGCACCTTTAAAAACAACCTGACGGTCGACAAGAACCTAACGGTTAACGGAAATTTAAACGGCGTACAGATTGCCGGGTCTCATATCGAGCTAACCGCACCAACGCCTTACATTGATTTTCATCATGGCAACAGCACGACGGATTACACTCACAGGATCATCACTGAAGACGGCGCGCTTGCCGTGTCACCTGGCTGGCGTGTATACGGTAATCAGCGGACGTTCGGGGCTAACACTGTCGAGGGCAATATTTGGTGGGGGTTCGTAGCTACGCGATTTGACGAACCTGGCGCACCGGCTATCGGTACTCTTATCAACTCCCCTAACATGACATGGAGGTTCAAACAGCGAGGCGCAGACAGTAAAGGCGCAGAGGCCGGAATGGCGGCGGCGTATTTTGAGGAACAGGTGGGAACAAACCACCGATTAGCGATCACCGTTCAGGGGTTCAACGCTAACCAGCAGTGGTGGCAGTTCCTGAGCGACGGCAGGATCTACAGCAGCCAGAACGGGAACGTCCAGTTCCAGGGAACGTCCGACGCGCGCATGAAGCATGACATTAAACCGACGGACGGACAGCTATCTGTCGACCGTATCCGGGCGCTTGAGCTGGTGACGTTCGTCTATAACGACGACGAGCAGGGAAGGACGCGACGGGGAATCATCGCGCAGCAGGCGCGGGACGTTGATCCGCAGTATGTGAAGCAGACTAACACGGCATATATGCGCAACGGTGAACGGGTGGATGACGACCGACTTCAGTTAGATAATAACGTGATAATGATGGACACACTGGCTGCGGTACAAGTATTGATTAAGCGAGTAGACGAACTGGAGGATAGATTGAATAAAATTTCAGATTAATCTGAATATACTCCAGCTGGTCCTTGGCGTTTGGGCTGCTGTGCACTGGAGTATTTGAGTTAAGCACAGGAGTTTTAGTGCAAAGTATGTGGCGCTCCTTGCTGAAATGCGACCCAAGTAATTTCACCTTTTTCAAGTTTCACTATCAGCTCGCATTCAGTAGTGGGTAGAACCAGACCTTTTTTCCTAAGATATTCAGTTAATTTTTTTGTCATTTCTTCAAGTTGCTTAGGATCGTTTTCGTCTTTCATTCTTCCCCCAGCCACATATCTGCTTCTTCAAACATTTCCTGAATAGCTGCACTAATCCTTTCCTTTTCGTGTTTGCTTGCATCAGTGTTGATAGCTGGTAATGACATCATTGGTTTTACCCTAATATCAGCATCAGGAAAGATACGATGTATTCGCTTGGTTAGTTCGCCATGGATGATCCCTTTCGCATCTTGCAGGCCTTCAAAGTTTCTTTTGTCGTAGACGAGTTCAACAAACATTTTCATTTCCTTTTTTTACTGGTTGGATATACAGTATTTATACTGTTTGTTTGTACAGTATTCAAGTGATAGGAGCGAAATTATGGGGTTTCCCTCGCCGGCGAATGATTATGTAGAACGCAGATTAGACATCAACACATTGTGTAGATTGGGTGCTAATACGCGAGCGATTGTTACGGATAGTGGTTATGCGGTTGTTGATTTAGCGAGAAAGGCTAAGCAGGGTAATACTGTCCTAATCAGAAGCGAAGGAAGGATCGAGTTTGCAAAGATCTTGGGCCGGGCTTTTATCACGGCAGATGGGGAGTCAATAGAAGGTGAGGCACTTGATGAAACTGAAGTGATTGGAGTCGTTACTTTCCTAATTACAGATGTACATTCAGAGACTTCAGAAGGTTGCCCTGTCATCTAGTTTTTGACGGGTTTTCACCCCAGTTTCACCCCAATAACTCCCCGTATGAAAAACAGGCACAAAAAAACCAGCCATAAGAGGCTGGTTTTTCTAAGGTTTTTGGTCGGCACGAGAGGATTTGAACCTCCGACCCCCGACACCCCATGACACCGCTTTCAAAACGCTGAAAGCCG